AAGTAATTCACCAACGTCTATAGATTTGTTCATAATACAATTTTTAATAAGCATGTCTATAGCTTTACCTGTTCTAAGAAGATATCTAGATGTTAAAATATCTTCTTCAGCTGCGGTCATTTGCTTTACTTCGATACTTTTCAACTTAAATAGAGCAGATTCCCGCGAATATATTAATCCTTTAGATGGTAAAAATACTATATCTGTAGGAGGAGTAAAGACCGCGGGAACCGGTGTTTTTTCTGTTTGAACTTGTTTAACTCTTAAAGCTTTTCTTTCTTCTGAATCTGTCTCTTCTGAATCGGAAGAAAAGGTTAGCTTTCTTTCTTCTGACATAGCTACCTGCTATAGGTTTAAAAAGTTTAGTACTCCAATACGCAATTATCCATTCTTAATTCCACTGTAGCTTGTACTAATTCTGCACTTGAATAATCAAGATCACCAAACGAAGCATTTGTTATCCAAGCACCTTTAATAGCCCAACTTTCTACTATTACGCCAACTGGATCAAGCATTTCTAATGTTACTTCTCTCTTATAGAATGTTGAATATCCTGATCTACCAGAAAGTGTTTCGTAACATAGTCTTGCCCATTCCATAATCTTCTGAGAAGCAGATGGTGCAATAGGATCATATAGAGATACAGAAATAGGTGACCATTCCATTTTACCAGCTTCATATCTCTTACCGTTGAGATAATCTATAGTGATAGGCTCAACTGTAAAAGTAGGTCTTGAAGCAGTTCTTGCCCAATACCATTTTTCACCAGCTACAGAAAATAGCCAGCGATGTGCTCTTTTAGCTTCAAAAGAATTATTCTTAATATCTATTACGTTAGTTGTCTGAACTTCTGCCATGTAATTTCTCCAAATAAATCTTAGATTTTTGTAATCCATAATAAATATGTACGTCGCATAAATTATCTAATACGACGTACATATTAGATTGTATTAATTAGTCGCTAAGTGAAGCACCTTGAGGAGTTACAGAAAAATCAAGCATAATAATTTCTGCAACAGCAGTTGGCTTCAAATAGATCTTACCCTTCATGACATTTCTATCTATTAGATCAGGAGTAGTAGTAGTTTCATCTAGAACTGCTCTAAATTCACTCAAACCTCTCATTGACTGTACAGTTGATAGATAATTATTAATTGCTCTTAGAAGATTACTTCTAGAAGAAGGATCGTTTGGTTCGAATACAAATAGTCTTGCCATGTTAGAAATAGCTTTTCTTACTTCAAGTAACATTCTTCTAACATTAACTCTATTGAGTACCGTATCTTTCTTCTGTAAAGTCTTCTGACCAAAAACTGCTATTCCTTGTGCTGGAAAACTAGCAATTGGGTTAACATTTTTGGCATATAAATCATCTCTATTTGATTGATTTAATCTTCTTCTTGCTTCTAATACATTATTCATTCCACCTCTATTAAATCCAGCAGGTGCCCACCAAGGCTGAGCAACTCTATCATTTAGAGAATAAACACCCATAATCTCTACCGAAGGAGGTACCCAGACTAGCTTATCATTATCTGGATCATTAATTCTTACCCAGGGATAATAGCATGCTGCATAATTTGAATCAAACTTAGCAGCTTCTGTAATAGCTTCTGCAGGAGTTAAAGATAGGCCTGAACCTGTAGTAGTGCTACTTGCAAGATCAATCAGTGTAAAGCAATCTCCTCTTGAAGTGCAAAGATCAATTAATCTTTCACCAATACTGCCTGCTGCCGATGACCAACAATCAGGAATAGCTACAAGATTAATATCTACTTCTTCAGTATTCTTTAATGTGTTCATAGCTGTAATGAAATCAGCTGATAGAGTTCCATCGTTGCTATCATTTAGAAGATTTGATCTTGGATCTAATCCATCAAATCCACCATATAGAGGAACAGTGAATCTCAGTCTGTTTGTAGAATTATATAGACTTGCTGAAAGAGCACCAATCATACTAACTACTTCATAGTTGCTGACAGCTACAGTACTATCAGAAGCTGTTGCAACAAAAACCAAACCACTAGAAGATACTGTTACGTCAGTAGCTGAAACAATTGAAGCTTTTAATCTATCAAATATTGATTCGTCGTCAAAGTTAACACCCATGAATACAGCTGAGTTAACTGATCCTCTTGTATCTACTTCAGAAGTTACTGAAGGATAATGCTCAGCTCTATTAATACCAGCCAATCCTGCAAATCCACTTGGTCTTGCATCACTAGGATAACCATCTTCTACTTGAACTCTAATATATTGAGAATTATTAGGATAGTTACCATCATATAAAATAACAGGTGGATCTTCACTTAATGAATATGTTGCTCTTCTATCACCTATTACTCTACCTATAAATTTCTTTGATGAAGGATTTAGATTAACATCAGTAAATGTTTCTAGAACTGCAGGTGACATATCATTATCTTTTGCCGATCTAACAACTACTGTAAATGAAGGATCGGCTGTTGCTGTAATATCTACTTGTGTAATAGAAACTTTTACATCTGTATTTGTATAATTCCCATGACCTAAGTGATGAAACTGAAATAAGTTATATACACTTCCCTTATAGTTTTGAGAAACTATCATAGGAGAAGCAGCAGAAGAATAACCACCCGTTACTTGTACAGAAGTTGCAAAATATATTCCACCTGAAGATGAAGTTCCTGTACCAACATCATTATACTTATAGTCAAAAACTGCGTCTACATATAAAGCAGTTAATGAATCTCCTGACTTTGCAGCAGTAGAATCAGTTCCTAACACTTTTTTAATATAAGAAGGAGAAGATTTATCCATAGATAAACCTCTTACTATTGTTGTTCCGGAAGTTAAAGAAAAATTTGTCTTTGTTCCACTCATTGAAACTTGATTTGGAGAATCACTTCTAAATCTTAAAACAGCTAAAACTGTATCAGCTGTTGCAGCTCCTGAAGTTGCGGCAGAATTTTGGGGGAATGCAATTAAAACACCTCCACCCACTTGTGCCGTTGATTGCCCTAATACTCTAACTACTGTTAAATTGTCAGCATTTCTTAGATATGATCTAGCAGCATAGGGCATGTAGAACTTAGTGTTTAGATTACCAAACACAGTTCTGAACTCGCCAAAGTTGGCTACGCGAGTCGGAGTGAATGCCGGGCCCTTTTCAGCTAGACCAACCAATGCTGCACCAGCAGCTCCTGCTGACGGTGCTGTAAATGTCTCATCAATTTCTTGAGTATATACTCCAGCACTGTTAAATACTTGCCCCATTGATTGTCTCCTGATAAATAATTACTAAAAGAAATCATATAGATCCCAATGTATCTATACGAATAAGCCACTATTGTGACTTCACATATAAATATATTTTAAAGAAATCAAAAAATAAGAGCAGGTAATATTCTACCTGCTCTATTACTACTGTTTATTGAAATTTATCTTTTATTACTTTTTTGTCAATGCAAATATCTTAGCACTAATAGAATCTAGATTATAGCCTGCTGCTAATAGAAGTACTGTTAATCCAGTAGTATCAGCGGTAATTCCAACTGCAGTTAGAGCTGGTTCTACAGAATTAGAAAGTGCTAATACTACCATAAGTACTACCATCGACAGTGTTCTCCACTTCTCTGGACCATTCCATACTACATCTAGAACTTGAACATCAGCATCTTCATTTGCTTTGTCAAGCTCATAAGCTTTGGTGAAAAAGTGAATAACTTGCCCAATAAAAAGATATAATAATTGTAAAAAGATGTTCATAATTAATGCCTCTCTTTCTAGAGATTAAGGATTACCTGCACCAGTTACTTCACTTGCTCCATCAAACAATGTTCCATAGTGAGTTCCTACTACTGCTTCTTTTGTAGCGCCTGCAGCTAAACTAATATGACCCATGCTTCCACTTATTACTCTACAACTGTCAGCAGCTGATGAAAATACTAGAGATGTATCAGTAGAAGAAATAATGGGAGTGTTCAATGTAGCTTGTCCTGCATTTAAATATATTCCTCTTTTATCAGCAGCAGATACTACTAATCTACTTGCTACAAAATATCTACCTGATATTTCAGTACCAGTAGAATCTGAATTTACTATTCTTACATTTTCTGCATTTCCAAAAGCTCCCTTCCATCTTAGAGCTATTCTTCCACCACCTGTAGTACTAGCTGTAGAAATATTAAGATTGTTTTTGGTTACAGAATCACCAGTTACAGTAACAGCAGCAGTATCTGTGCTACCTGCATTTGTTATGAGAGATCCTGCACCATCAAGAAACATTCTACTAGCTATAGAAGTAATAGGTCGTGTGAATGTTTGTCTTGTAAGAGCTCTGATAGAAT